AGCGATTCACCGAGAGTGACCGGTTCGACCAACCGATCATGCACGATGTCGGGCCGATCGTTGATGAGTTGCCACCGGAACCTCCTCCCGCACCAGCCCGGCAGGATTTCCTGGTGACGATGTTCCCCCGGTTGAGCGCGGCGGTTGACCTGTTCGGCCAGATCGATCTGTCGAAGGTTCGCCAGGCGCGGGGTGCTGCCGGGAAGAAGCAGGTCGATAAGGCGGCAGGCGAGGCGTTGATGGACTCGGTTTTGCTGAAACAGTTGTCCGATCTGGAGAATCGGCTTTCGGTGGACGTTACCCCGAAAAACTTGCCCCAGATTAAGCGCAGGTTGGACGAACGGAGGATCGGGGGTGTGGTGACACCCATCGACGAAGAAAAAGCCTCACAAGCGATCCTCAAGCGATTACAAGCCAATCGCACCAAATCGGGTGATCCCGAGGTTCGGAAGGCTGAAAAGCTGGCTGAGATCGAGGCGAAACAGGAATATATCGAGAAGCAGGCCGAGTCGTATGACGAGTTGGCGCAGGTCGAAATTCCGATCATGGCATTTGACGATATGGAACTGGAATCGCTCCTGCCAGATTTCGGCCTGGAGAAACCTACGGAGAATAATTTGGAGTTGTTGCAGTTGCTGGTCGATGGTTACGAGGCCGAGACGGGCGAGGTGCGGACGGTTCTTCAGGCGTTAGTGGTCTTGAGCCACCGGGAGATGGACGAGGAGTTTCACGATTGGATGTCTAATTAGATGGCGAAGAAACTACACAGCAAACTGGTCAAGTCGGCCAGGAAGCGGGGATTGACGGGTGAACGACGAGACGCATACGTCTACGGGACTCTGGGAAAAGCGAGTAAGAAGCGGGCGAGTGGCGGAACTCGTAGTCGGCGCAAGACTCGTTGAATTAGGATTCGACCTGTTCTGGCCGGTCAACGACCAGCCGCCCATCGATGTGGTGACCGTTTGGAAGTCGGTCGTTCACCGTGTCCAGATCAAATCAAAAAACACACCCCGGGACAGTCAGTTGTCTCAGGAGGTTCGGGTCGAATCGCTGGATTGTAAAAAATGTGATTTTTTGATTGCCTACCTCGCCACGCAAACCGCATTTTACGTCCTGCCGACGAGCGTGGTAAAAAATAAAAAAACGCTCGTCTTCTATCCCAACGGTAAAACCGCCCGCGTTGAAAATGATTACGAGAAATACCGCGATGCCTGGCACCTCCTACGGGAGTGAATCGGCGGGGTGGTGGGACTTTGGTGGGACTTTCGGTTTTTGGGCTTCTGTTTCCTCAGTAAATCGCGAACTTCTCGCGGATTTTGAATCCGCCGCGTCTACCAATTCCGCCACACTGGCATTTTCTGGGAATTAACCCGTAAACCGCGCAGAAACGTAACGACACCAATGAGATACGCAAGCCAAATATCCGCCGCGTTGAGTGCAACCAAGTGCAGCACGATGCAGGCAGTTCCGGTGGGGTGGTGTGAATTTGGGGTGACTTTCGGCCCGGAAAATAATTTCACTTTTTTACGATTTAGGTGTTGACGGGTGTACATACACAGGTGTATATCCACCGGCAGCACTGATTGTGCGATTAAAAGAAAGCCAAAACATGATCAACGTACCAAGCAAAACAAACATCAAACGCCGCATGATAGCGACCCGGCGCGGGTTCTCTCTGCGCTTCAAGTGTCGCTCCGCCAGGCTGGACAAATTCTTCTCCTCCCGCGAATCGGATAAGGACGGTGCGGCGGCGCACATCCGCGAGCAGATCGAGAATTGGGACAGACCGGCCAAGCCGAAGCACGAGGAACCGGCCCGGGCCACCCACCTCCACAATTGGGCCGAAATCTTCGCTCTGCTGGACGATCACTCCGACAACGGTGACAAGCAGGTCTCCTCCGCCAAAACGGCCACACGGCGCATCCTGCGCGGCATAGGAGACACTGAGGAGGATTATCCTCACCAGGCTACGAAGGAGCGGATTGATCGGTGGGTGGAGGCTGAGGTGAAGCGCGGGAAGAATCCCGAGGAGAAGTTGGCGATCAAGAAGAAGCTGAACAAGTCCATCGCCCAGGTGCGCTACGGTGTGTTCAAGAAGAACATGCGGAAGTATTACAACCTCGGCCCGGCGTTTGATCTGGACACCATCAAGATTCTGAAGTTCAAGCCGGTGAAGTATCGCCGCCCGACCGATGACCGTCATGAGCGGGCCGACCGGTACTTCCGGGAGGTGGTCAAGTTCGAGAATCCGGTGATCTACGGGTTCTACCAGATTCAGCGTATCTCCGCCCAGCGGAACATCGAGACGGCGCACACCAAGCGGGAGAATCTGCTGCCTGACGGCATCCTCAACGACCGGATCGTGCCTCGTAAGAACGAGGTTGAGCGCGAGATTCCGTACCCGGATGGGTTCACCGAGGAGGATCGGCAGTTCCTGCTGAACCTGAATCCAGGCGGCGAGTACGTCCTGCCGGGAACCGACTGGGATCGTCAGCACGGTTACAGTAAGAAGCTGAATGACCTCCTCCGACCGTTCGGATTTACGGCATATCAACTCCGCAAAGAGTGGGCTTGCCAGTTACTCGACCAGAACATCCCGGTGCATGTGGTGGCCGAGATGATGGGCAACACCGTCCAGGTTCTGCTGGATTACTACGTTGCAGTGAAGAAGACGAATTACAGTCTCCAGTTGGGATGACCATGTACACGGGTGTTGACAGCAGGCGCGTTGGCACCTATCTAAACCGGAAATGCCTAATCAGCGACATCCAGATAAAAAGCAACTGACGATATGGAGGTACGAGAAAGACATGGATGTCTTGCGCGAAGTTGCGAAGCAGAACGATCTCTCGATGAGCGAACTCATGGAGGTATTGATCGAGGATTTTCAAGACAAGCGAAAGTCCGACCAGAAGAAATTTTTGAGGAAGAAGCGAAAAGTCGATTGATGGGACAACGTATGTCCCACCCGGTCAACTAGGATTCCCCCGATGAACAAACCAGAACTGGACGAACTGATCATGGAGTTGAAAGCAAACCAGGCAAGAGACAAAGTCGCGCACTATGCGGCGGTGGCCCGGTTGGACGCGAGAAGCCGGTGGACGCTGATTCTGCTGGTGGCGAACGGTGGGTTGTTGCTGTTGTTAACGGTGCTGAACTTCGCCAAATAATTTTTTTGCAAGCGGTGTACGAACACCGTTTTTAGAATTTGAGGTGTACATACACTGTATGAACAAAACGGAAAGAAAAAAGAAATCATGTCATTACAAACTATCGCAGTGGCACCGGGACAAGCTGAAGCGGTTAGCTCAGACCGGCAGGCGCACGATGACCTCGGTTTTGGAGGAACTGATCGAAAAAGCGAGGTGATCTACGAGGTGCCACTCTCAATTCGGATCGTCCACATGATGTGGGTGATATTCCTGTTCGGAACCATCGCGATGCTGATGTTCGGATGAAGTACCTCAGCGCACGACAAGTCGCGGATCGGTTGTCGATCTCCGTCAAGACGGTTCGCCGGTACATCGCCAAGGACAAAATACCCAGCGTCAAGATCGGCAAGCTGCGCCGAATTGGCGAGGACGATCTGGACGCATTCATCGAGAAGCGAAAGCAACGGAGCGAGATGGAGACGGTGTTCTGGCGACAGCAGAACCAACTGATCCAGGAGGCAGCGGAACACCTGGCGAACTGGCGATCCAACCGGAAGAAGTTATGGATCGAGGAACACCAGGCGACCAACCCGGTGTTGTCGATGAGGCGCAAGTGAACAGCAGGAACAAAGGAGCGAGAGGTGAACGGTTGTGGCGGGATCAGCTACGAGAAGCGGGGTTCGGTGATGACACCTATCGAACGGCGCAGCATGTCGGCAACTGTCCTGACGGCAGCCCGGATGTCATGTGCCCGAGCCTACCGAGCCTCCATCATGAGGTGAAATTTGTGGAAAGATTGAACGTGCAGGATGCGATGAACCAGGCAGTGCGGGACGCCAAGCCGGGCCAGATTCCGGTGGTGGCGCACAAGCGAAAGAACTGCGACTGGCTGGTCACCGTCCGCGCCGATGATTGGTTTAAGATTTTACGAGAAAGCGATTTGGTGGCTCCGGTTTGATCATGTTCCGGGATCACGGCCCGGGGGTGTTATTGGCTTTTCACTCCCGGGCAACAATTTGGCGGATAGTCCGCGAAAAGAAAGATACATATTATGATAATTAGCGAAAGTAATGGCGGGGGAGAGTTACCCCCGAAGAAGCCGCAAAACGTGGTGTGTGTTGGCGTCATTGACGTTGGCGAGTCCTACGGCATCGAGCCGAATACCGACCCGAAACTTGGCCCGGTCGGGGCGCGACTTGTTCCCGCTCACCCGAAATCCGAGAACCAAAAAGCGAAGCAGAAAATACGCTTCATCTTCGAGTCGGAAATGCTGATGGAAGACGGGCGACCGTTCCGCCTGACCGACCAGTTCAACTGTACGTTGCACAAAGAGAGCAAGCTGAAGCCGTTTCTGGACTCCTGGGGTGTTGAACTGGTCAAGACCGATTCCGGTACCGACATGGAGGCATCCTGCGTTGGGAAATGCGCTTTGGTGAACGTGACCCACGACGAACGCGGGGAGCGCACCTGGGCGAACATCTCGTCGATCATGCCGAGCGCGGAGAACGTCAAGCCGAGCGGCGAATTCAACAAGGCTGAGTACCTGAAGAAGTGCCAGGAGAACTTCGCTGAGAGGAGTCAGTGATGATCATCCCGGAACCGAAGCGAATCGCGCCCACCGGACAGCATTGGTACACGCTGGACGGTGAGGCGTGTCACGTTCAACCCAACGGCAAACCAACCACGCTGACAGAGGCGCGGGTGCAGAACCTGGTGCCATCGGTGAGCGGGGTTCTCGGGATGGTGGAGAAGTACCACCTCACCAAGTGGAAGTGCGATGAGATGGTAAAGAAGTGCATCGACAACCCGCACATCGATGGGGAACCGGTCAAAGATTACATCAACCGCATCCACGGTTATACGAAGATCGATCAGCACAAGATTCTGGACTTTGGCAACCGAGTTCACAAAGCCATCGAACAGTTCAACCTCGGCAAGTTCGACGAGTCGAAAGACCCGGAAATCTGGCCTTGGCTGGAGACCTACGTTCGCTGGGCGCAGAGTCGCCTAATACGAACCATCGCCGTCGAGAAGACGGTGACCAGCAAGCGTTGGGGGTTCGGCGGGACGATTGATCTGATAGCCGAGGTGCGCGGGATACGCGGCCCGGTCATCGTTGATTACAAGACTCAGTCCTACGGGAAGAAGCCGCATTTCCGCGACGAGTACGCCTACCAGTTGGCCGCGTACCGCAAGACGATGCGTCCCAACCCGATGTGTATAAGCCTGGTGATCAAGCGGGATGAACCGATGCCGGTGGTCGAAAAATTATGGTCATCGGCTGAATTAAGGCGCGGTTGGCGGGTGTTCGCCGCTGCGAACAAGTTGTGGCAGGAAACGAAGAAGTATGTCCCTAACGGAAAAAGCGGTGACGAAGGAGGAAGCTGAACGACTGGGCGCAGTTCCGTTCAGCTTCCCGTGTCGCATCGGCACCAACCAGGTGCGCGACGAAACGTGGATACTGACGAACATGATCAAAGACCTGGAGTCAGCAGGCAAGCGATGGGTGATCGTTAACTGCATAGATCGAAACAGTCGAAGTTACGCAAAAGCGTTGGAATTATGGAAAATAAATTAAAAAACATCTTATGGCCCGAGGAACCTCCCGGCTCAACGCGCCGATTGCAAAAGATCGCTGAGGCGGCAGCCGAGTATTTCGACACACCGCTTGACGATCTCAAAAGCCAAAGTCGAAAACCGGAGATCGTCTGGCCGAGAGCGTGTTGTATGCGCCTGGCGTCCTACGAACATTACACCTCCGTAGCCATCGGCAAGTGGTGGGGCAGGTGCCACACGACCGTCCTCCATAACATCAAATTGGTGGACAATCTTCGGGAGAAACCGGGGTACGAAAAGCAGTTCAGACGGTTTGCGTTTTTCTGTAAAAAATACAACAGACCTGTAAAAAAAAATAAAAACTGCATTGATTAACCACTACGACACAACGAGTTAGATGCATAATTTTCACTATAATACGTATATATACGATATATACGATAAGTACGACAGGTACGATATACCGTTAAGTATATATATTTAAATACTTAAACGAATAGTACGAGTAATACGATAATACGAATAATACGATAGGCGTCCAAAATCATGAGAATTTTAACATCATCCGAGGCTTATGCCTACAAGAGCCAGTTGGCGGTGATCCGCGAACAGATGCAGGTGCTGGAGGAGCGCGGGGTGTACAACATCGCCGGGAACACGATCCAACCGGAAGACCGGGAGGAGTTCCGCGAGTTGAAGAAGATGGAACACCACATCCGCCAACTCGCCGCCGGGATCGATAAGCCATCACCGTACCGGAAGCCAAAGCGACCAGGCGAACCACCTCGCCAAAGACCCGCATCGAAAGATGTTGCCAGATTGGCTTCTGAGGCGTTAGGAAAGTTGCGGGGGTGTATGGACACCCGAAACGGAAAAGAATCGCGTGACGGTGCCGTAGCGGGCCAAGAAACGCATGTTGCGGGAGGAGATTAGATGGATGATCGGTTCTATGTGCCCGGGTGGATGCGCCGGGAAGCGGAAAGGCGGGCTGCCGTCAAGCGGGAGGATTGCTTCAAGGAGGAGTTGCTTCACCTGGTCAGAGCGCACGATGAGGCTGAACAAGCGCGAGATGCACGATTACTTGAGAAACAACGTACAGCGATGGCACTTCATCGAAAAGAAGAAAAACGATTGTTCGCCAAGCTGGGAGTCAATACCCGTGAGGAGTATTACCGAAAAAAACTCGCAAACCGGTCAAACGATGTTCTTCGAGAGTTACTTCATCGTAAGATCGCCAGAAAGAAAGCGAAGTGTTGGAAGATTACCACAAAAGCAATTGAATCAAATGCAAAATTGCGAGAGTTGCTTCGTCGCTCAACACACTCGGGGAGTTTGCTGCCAATCGCAATTCCACCCAACGACTATCACCGTGAAAGACGAGTCTTCGCCCCACCGATTAATCGCCTTTCCCGAGACGCGCAACACCGATCATGGAACGGTTACGAGTGGGAAATAGTATGAAGAATTTAACCAACGAATTTGGTGGGACAACCGGGCAACGATGCGCGGCACCACCGTCCTCGCCTGAACTTGGCAAGACCTCCGAAGATGCGTCTACGGAGGCATGGACTGGCGGGGAGAATTTAACCAGCCGACCTGACGCCAAGCCCGCTACCTACCGGGCGGCACTAGGAAAGTTCTCAATAAATATTCACAACTTCAACGTCCGGGTCGGTTGGTGAGACTTTACGAATTATGGCAGGTATAACAACAAGCGAAACATTGGCAGGCGAGCAACCGAAGGACGACAACCTCGGTGGCCGGGTAGATGAACTCACCGCTGAGGTGGGCGAACTGAGGAAGCAGTTTGCGCTGCTTCGACGTCATGTCATCGACACCGAGGAACAGAACACCGAGGAAATTGAGACGCTCCAGGCCGTCAATGAGATGAAGGACGAGAACCTGGAAAAGATCATCACCGGGGTTAAAACGGAAACTGTCGCTGAACTCAAAGCGTGGTTCGATCAGAGAGTGTTTGACGAACTTTTCACTATCATCGGCAGGATCGAGGTACTCGAAAAGAAAAACGATGGCTGATCACAGAGCACCGAAGACGGATGTCCAAGAAAGCCTGTTTGATCGACGAACTCTCGCCGTAAACGAGACAATGAACCGTATCAGTGGTCGATTAGCCGTCCTACGCATCGAAATGCATCAAGCCAAAGCTAGCTCGAAGAAATTTGAGGAAATACAACGCGCTCTCTCCGAAGATATCGAGGAACTAGAAGTCGGTCTCTCTAACTGTCAGGAGAAATTCAAGCATGGCAGGTAAACGTAAAACATCCGCAAAGAAGAAAGCCGTCCCGGTTCGGAAGAACACCATCTCCGCCGAGGAGAAAGCTTCGAGGCTGGAGGCATTACGCAATGCGCCTATCGCCATGCCGAAGTCGGTGATGGAGGCGAGACGTAAGCAAGCGAGCAAACTCGGCACCGGCGAGATTACCGGGAGACCGACCGGTTATATTCCCGAAACGATTGAAGCAATGCTGAAGAACGTCAGGTGCGGACTGCCGGTTCAACGTGCTGCCGTTATGGCGGGAGTGGGAAAAAGTACGTTATATCGTTGGGCGGAACAGTACTCTGACTTTCGAGATGCAATCGAACAAGCAGAGTCGGAGTACCAAGCATTCGCGTTGGGAACAGTCAACGATGGTATCGCTAATGGTGACGGGCATTTAGCGATGAAGCTACTTGGTGCGCGGTTCAGCGATGAGTATGCAACCTCGAAGAAGGTCGATGTTCGATCCACGCATATTCGCTCCTCGATCAGCGCGGATCAGCTTGCCGGGTTGCAGTCTGCCAGGCTTGGATCGGATGTAGTATCCGCCGCGAATGTGATTGAATCGGAACAAGCAGCAGCATTGCCCGAGAAAGTCACACCAGATTCACCCCAGGACGATGGTTTTGCTGAGAATGACCGGGGGGAACCCCCACAACCCCGGGGCCAGGAGTCCAACACCCCACCCCGTCTAAAACAATCGCACACGCGGAATTCCGAATGACGAACAAAGCGACAACAATAGACCACGACCTAGCGTCCGACACCATCCTCATTCAGTTCCTCGATGTTTTGCGAGTATGCGACAATTCGGTAGATGTGGTTGAGATTTGCGATGGTTCGGTTGACGACATTCGGGTTCATTTAAGTTGGGGAACCAACGAGAAGTTCGACACAGAGCTTTGCGAAATACTGGTTGTCGGTGTGTCGAAAATTCTGCACTCGGACACTTCGCCAGACACCATCGACGGTGCGAATGATGCGACTGACGGCACTGCGATGGGTGGAGGCGACGAAGTGTCGGACACCTCGTCAGACGCGACATCGGACTGATGCGTCCCCACGAATTCCAGTTACCGGCTGAGTTACCGTGCGCCAGGTGCGTTGGGATGGAGAAGCGTATAGCCGAGTTGGAGGATTTGTTGGTATTGGCGCGGGGCGAGGTGACGGACATGGAGGCGCGGGTGGTGAGTGAGGAGGCGATGCATCGGTTGGAGGTTGAGCGGTTGACGGGGGGCGAGGATTGAGCGAGGCGCACACATACGGGTTGTTCGTCATGGCGAAAGGTCGGTGGCATTTGTTTCGGGCGGTGTGTCGGCCTGACGGCATGGAGATGCGGTCACGCTCGAATTACGAG